AACCGTTGCCAGTTGACACCCCATCACTCCTAACATCTCCCCAATATCCACCGATACCTCCACCTGAACTTGCGAGCCATATGTTTTCATCATAGTGATCAGATAAACCAACCCTCGAATCAGGTACGTAATTGAGAAAGCAGCTAATAGGTAAGCCACGGGTTGTTCCCCCGTTGCTAAGTATAGGAGTACTAAACATAAACCAATGATCGGATGCATAATTATATAACCTCTGTGCTAAATTAAAATTTATATGACCTTTATACGTAGCTCCAAAAACTGCAGCTCTTGCAAAAGCTTCTTGCGGACTTGTTTCTCCATCCCAAAAATATCGGTCCTGAAGAGTATCAATACTAAACTTGTCTAGTTTTTTATCCTTACTGTAATCTATTTGAATACCTAAATATTCTTTAATCATCTTCCATGTCTCCCAAGTGAATGGCTATTATAGCATAGTGGATAATCTTTAGCAAATCTCCTTGATTCTTTCCATTCTTTTTACCATAACGCATGGCATACTTCATAATATTACCTATACAAAAACCTTCTCCATGTCCTGCATCTATAATCATATCAGTTGCTTGATACTTACCATTTGCATAATGCCTGTCGTATGTTTGATCTATATATCGTTTGATCTGTTGTATAGTATTTTCTTCGTTAAATTTATAATTCATATTTATTTCACCATCTTGTGAGTTATCTCGTTGACTTTCGGTTCTCTAACAATCTTGGTTAGATAGTTTAAACCTTTAGAATATTCAAACACACGTAATCCTTTACCATCATTTGCATCTTTGTGGCATTCAAACTTATGAGGACAATATGTACACATTCTAGGAAGCTTCATGTTACCGGAAGCTCCATCTGGAATAGGTGTGTAACATCTATCGGGAGGAGTCTCAGCTTTTAATTGAGACTTGATCTTTTTTATTTTAGCTTTTATATTCGGTTTGTCAAGTTCTTGTGGTCTAAATAAAGCTAATTCTCCATTTTCTTTATTGATTGCTAGGAAACCTCCTTGATCTGTACCCTCTGAATGTTCGTATCCTGCTATCTGAGACATGTAACCGAACGGGTCATCATCTGCTAGTGTTCCATTCTTAAACTTTTGAAAAGCATAACCGGATGCAGATTTAATATCTACAACTTCACCATCTATTTTACAATCCATATGACCAAGCACACCACTAACCTTAACTTCTTTCTGCTCATCGGTAACTTCATGTCCGGCAAGTTCTGTTAAGAACAATACAACTCTTTCAAGTATGTGACCATATAAAAACTTAATCATAGTTTCAGGTTTAATACCGACAGGTTCTCTATCCGATTTAAGATCGTACCATAATTGTCTTGATGGTTTACCTACGTTTGACATTCTTAAAGTAGGTTTTTTATTTGCACGAGGAGTTAGCCAATCTTTGAGAGCTTCTTTCATAAACTCTGCATATTGATCTAACTGTTCTTCAGTAACCTCTAATGGTTCACCACGTCCTAGTATAGCTACGGTATCGTAGATATCTTGAACTACTGTATCAAGCTTTTTCTTTTTAGTCACTTGTATTCTCCCTATGTTTTGACCACCTTAATTTACGAGTTTCAGGATTAAATAATAAAAACTTTACATTTAATTCTTTTTGCTCATCTGTCCTACCCATTTTACCTCTGTAGTTTGGACCATCTTTATCTTTCTGCATAGTCTTTACATCTACAAAAGTGGTATTTCCATCCTTCATTGCAATCATATCAATTGGACCAGTACATCCTGAGTTCTGAAAGACTTCATATCCATTATCCCATAACCAAGTGACTGCATAATATTCAGCTAGATCACCTTTTCTACTTAAATCGTTAGTGTGTTTCACTCCAATCACCTCCTATTTTATATTCACCATCTAAAGGACAACGCATCTTAAAATGCTGTCCGGCTTTAATTAAACTTTCAACTGCTCGTTCTCCAACAAAATTAGCAACGTCCTCCGGTACTTCTATCTGCCATTCATCATGTATGTTAGCTACAAACTTATAAGAGATAGCATTTAGTTGTAATAGGTCCTCTAATAATACTAGACCTTTCTTCATTACAATAGCACCACCACCTTGCAGTAAAGTATTTAGTGCTGCATGTTCACTTCTAACATAAATCTTACGACCATCTAATCCTTTGAGGTATCCTCGTCTAGAAGCCTGTTGCACTCTATCCTTAAGTTTTTTAAGTGCAGGTAGATTATCGAGGAAACGCTTTCTAAGTTGAGAGCCATGCTTTCTAGTTCCTCCACTGATTTTGCCAATCTTTTCATCTCCTGCTCCGTACACGAGTGCATAGATGAATGTCTTAGCCTGATCTCTTGATTCAAGTCCTGCAAGTTGTTGATTAGTTGTGTGAATGTCTCCGTTGACAACTTCATTTACATACTCCTCGTCATTCATATAATGAGCTAACATCCTCAGTTCTAATCCTGAAGCATCAACTCCTAGTAAAACATTACCTTCATCAACAGTCCAACAGGCTCTACATTCTTGACCATAAGGACTGCTGATTGAAGGCACTTGAGCCACGTTCGGATGGTTGTGAGACATACGACCAGTGATTGTACCGTTAGGTATTACTGACCCATGAACTCTACCATCTTCCTCTACTGCATCAAGCCATGACTGAACTTGAGCTATACGTTTTTGATACAACAAGAAGTCAGCAATCAGCTTGGCTTCTCTAATGTGTTCAATCTTTTTAAGAGTACCTTCATCCACAATAGGCTGACCAGTAGGTGTGAACCGTTCAGGCTTCCATCCAAAATCAATTAGATACTCACCGATTTGTTTCCGAGAACCAAGATTAAACTCTTGCAACTCTTGTCGCATAAATGGTTCATAGTTTCCAGTTGATATACATCTTTCATATTCATCAGCTCTGAGTCCGGACTTAGATAACTCACCATCTTTCTTCAGTTTAGGTATGACTCGTTTGATATCAACCATCCTTGGTTTAAAGGTTTTCTGCACTTCATCTGTAACTTCATTCATTCTAGTTTTAAGTTCAGCTAACAATAGAGTTGCTTGCTTTTCGTCAAACTTAAATCCATTGTTTTCCTGATCAATCATGACTCTAGCGACTTTATGTTCTAGAGCTACAGACTCTTCACTAAATCCTTGTTGTTCTTTTAGAAGTGCATGATAGACTAACTCATTTAGTCTTACATCATGACAACAGTACTCCAACATTTCCGGAGTAAAGACCTCAAAGTCTTCGGGTTGTTCTTGTTTAAAGAAGTTAACACGATAACCCCATGTCTTTAAACTGTGTCCGTTTTCTCTGATAGGATTAAACAGACGAGACATTACTAAAGTATCTTCAATATCTTTATCAGATAGATCAACACCATATAGCTTTTGAATTACTGGTATATCATAACTCAGTATGTTGTGTCCAATTAGAGTATCAGCTTCATTCAAGAATGCGATACCTTCTTCAATTTTATCTGGACCATACTTATAAATTTTACCATCTAACTCTTTTGCAACTAGACAATGTATAACGGTAGGTTGTAAACCATTACCTTCGATATCAAATATTACTTTAGAATTGTTCATAATCAAATGTCTCCTCCTCGGTTACTTCGAATAGTCTACCAGTCTCACTATTATAACGCAAGCTACAAGCTAATCCAGTATCACCTGTGTACCTAGATTTAAGTACACGAACTTTCGTAGTGTTAGCTTCATCTTCATCTTCAGCTTGTTGATTTCTTTCAAGAGCAATCACACAGTCAGATAGTTGAGCTATACCTTGCGAACCTTTGAGGTGGCTAAGAGAAACCTCTACACCATTCTCATGTCCTCGATCACCACTAGCTCTACGTAAATGAGATACCAATATCATACCTACTCCTGTTTCTTCGACAAGACTACGTAATCTGTTCATCAACATATCAATTCCTCTGCGTTCATCACCTTCGGATAATACGTTGACCAACATGTGTAAGTGATCTACCACCACCCACTTACATTCACAACCTACGATAATATATCTAAGCTTAGAAAATATTTCTTCAATATCGGTTGCTCCTAAGTGAGCATGGATAAACACTCGACCTTCCGGTATGACTTTATCAAATAACTTTACCAAGTCTTCTTCGGAATAGTTCTTACGTTTTTCTGTTAAGTATATTCTATCGTTTGCTTCAATAGATATGATACCATCAGCAGTACGTAACCAGTTCTCTTCAAGAGCTACAATACCTACGTTATCATCTGTATGTTTGATGAGCCAATGTTCAAGCTCACGAGTCACACTAGATTTACCAAGTCCTGTACCACCTGTCAAAGTAACTAACTCTCCTTTCCGAAGACCATATAGTTTTTTGTTTAGTCCTTCCCAAGGATATGCAAGACTTTCTTTTTCTTCTCGATGTAGCCAGTCACTCTTCTTAGAAGATAACTCCATAATACCTGATGGAGTATATGTCTTAGCTTCCCACCATGAAGACATGAAATCTTGAAACTTCTTCTGTCTCAACATATCATTCGCATCTTTGTATCCGTTAGGGAACGTCATGATCTTAGCCTTTCCGGGTTTTAAAATACGAGCTACATTCCTTGCGGCTTCCCTTCCTGCTTTATCATTATCAAAGCAAAGCACAACATTATCAAATGATTCTACAAACTCTATGCTTTCTCGTATATCTTTGACAGCTCCTGCTGCTCCACGTTTTAAAGATACACAAGCCCACTTAGATTGCATCAATTCATAAGCTGCCATTGCATCACATTCACCCTCTGTAATAGTTAAATACTTACCTCCAGTATTTCTAAACAGTTGCTCACCAAACAATCCTGTACCTTCATATGTACCTGATGTGATGAAGCCTTTATTAGATATGTACCTTGTCTTAGTACCAACTACTTCATTACCATTAAAGTATGGGTAGATGTGTTCTTTAATACTACCATCTGGATTGTTGACTCTACGAACTCCAAACTTCCGAGCTGTTTCCTCAGAAATGTTCCTATCATTCAACGGTCCGAAGACACCAGTATAAGAATCTAAAAAAGTATTTTTAGGTTTATTGTCTATGTCCACAATCTTACCCTCCTCTGCATTATCATAATTAGAAAAATGTGTATTACAACTAAAGCAATGTGCCGAACCATCTTCATTCAAAGATACAGGGTCCGAACCTCCACATTTAGGACAGGGTAATTTATGTTTAACAAATTTACTTTGTACGCTTTCCATTCTATCTCCTTGTAAAAATGGCTAGACTCCGAAAAGCCTAGCCACATATTTAAGACTCGTCAGAATCTTTTGGTTCTTCTTCTGACGGAACATCACCATTAACGATCTCAACGATACGATTAGAGAAAAAGTTAATCCCTGCTTGAACTTCTTCTAAGTCCAATGTAAGATTTACTTTCTTCTGATTCAATCGTTGCAGTCTACCGAAGATACCTTGACCTTCTTCAGGTAAGTCCTCTACGTTAATCTGTACATCATCAATAGTAATAAAAGGTTTTTCATCATTCATAACTTCGTCATTCATAATTAAAACTCCTCACCATCGGTGAAAAACTCATCACCATCACCGTTCTTGTAAGGTACAAGATCAATCACTTGTACAGCTTGTAAATCCAATCCTGTGTAAGGACCATACTTACCTTCACCACTGTACTCATTGTATTGAACACGTACCTTCGAGCCATTACCAACAGCAAGATTAACTTCTTGCTTATCGTTGTCAAGTAATCTAGGTGCAGGTCTAATCATTCCATTAGGACCATTCACTTTCCTCTTGATCACGACAGCAGGACCTTCATCGTGCTGTTTTATTTTATGACCCCTAGATGCAAAGTCATCTGCAACATCTTGCTCTACAATAAGATCAAGAGTATAGACTGGCTCAAACTTTGTGTTTGGAGTCGTGATGCTTGCCCATTTGGCAATGCCATTTAATATAGCCATATAATTTACCTCCTTTTATTGCTAATTAAATTCTTTAAAAACTGTGAGAGTTTTGAGCGAACTACTCCCGGAGTTCCAGTATATCGAACCAACTTTCTTTTATTGGAGATAGAGGGCTTTATACATTGGTTACTCATTGTGTTTGTACCCATTCTACCATTTTTAATTTTCGTATGCAAGTAATTTTTCTAAAAAGTTTTGCATACCTGATTGTTCATTTGCATCTATGTACACATGAAAGCTATCAGATGTAGGCATATAATGTACCATATGTCCATCTTTGTTCTCGTATATTTCTTTGTAGTTATCTGTGCAAAAGTTATTCCACTCTTCGTACTCAGATTTTGTAAGCCTATAAAACTCTCTCATTTCTACTCCTTATTTTTTTTAAGCCTTTCAAGAACTTTCTTTTCTTGTAAACCTCTACTGTACCATCTGCGTAGTGAACTGTCAATACTCCATGATTAGCATGGAGAGCAGTTATTCTATCATGTTCCTGCTGTTGTTCATACAACTTACGAACATCATACTCTGTCATGTGACCACCATTTAGGTTTAGCTCTACCTTTCTCCCACTTAGCATAGTGTTTCTCGTTGACTACATAAGTTCTGTAAGCAACGATAGGGTCCGGATGTTTGTATTCATCAGGCATAGCTTGTGCAAGCTTAGTCATTTTACCTTGTGTTATATTGTCAGGGCATTTAGCTAATGCTTTGTGTAACTTGACATAGCTTGCGTGTTGCTTACCATACCTATATGTGTACTCAAAGGCTAGAGCAAGGAAGTGTTGATATAACCACTCGTAGTTACCACTAGCTTCTCTAGCCCATATAGTACATGGGTGATTCCAATATGCTCGTTTATATAAACCATTAGCATCAGCATACTCGTCACCATCAAGCTCTCTGTGAGCTGTGCATAACATCTGTGCTGTTTCCAATGGCATCTTCACTAGCATCTTATCAGGTTGATCTTCTGCTGATTTTATCGGACATTCATTAAAATAAAATATATTCATAGTTCTGTTGTTGGTTTAACTGTATAGACTAACGGTTCCATCCCATCTGCTATCGGCTCAAGATAATCTCTAACCTCATCATCTGTAGGATACCCATACATATTAACTTCGACAAAGACTTTGTATGGTAATACTACTCCTTCCCAATCTTCTACTTTGTCAAATGAAAACTTTCTGTATTCTGTTTGGTCATTCTCTCCTGCAAATGTTCCTTCAAAACCATAAAAGTCTCCATAAAAACCAGTCGGAGTTATTATTCTTTCACGTTCCATGTAAGTAAATTTTACAGGTCTTTTTCTTCTAATAGCTTCAATAACATCTAGTGTTGCTTGTGATACATCAATCATTTCTCCTCCTTTATATAACTATAAGTTTCACTATTCCATTTAAGCCCTAACAATTCTGTTAGTCTCCACTTCAAAGTGTCTAGCTTACGAATATCACTTAACCATATGTCTTGACATTCAAATAAACTACTCAACATAGAGTCTAAGTCATTCGTAAGTTTTCTATATTTATTTAACTCTTCAGGAGTTAGTTCAATAGTTGTTTTATTTTTTAAATGTTTTACGTTCATTTCTCCTCCTCAAATTCAAAACAACTAACATCCTTAAATTCAACATCAGATGCTAGGTGTGATAATAATATTTCATAAGCTTCCTCTAATGTGTCAGCTTCTATTTCATCATAATAAGTTACTTTATAGTTCATTTTCCTTGCCCCCTATAAGGCTTGTAGGTTTCTTTCTTACGTTTCGACATGGTAGCAGTACCTACATTCCTTCTACCTATCGAAGTCTTTTTACCACGTGAACCAGTCTTAGGCTCATGTTCTATTTGTTTCTTACCCGTTCTCATTTAATTTAAAATCCATTGTCATATCACTAGGTAATAATTTCCTTATCTTCCTAATCTCTTGTATATTAATATCAAAAGCATACTCTTCCTGTGTAGCTTCCTCAACAATCTTATACAATTCCTCAACCCCATCAAGCATAACAGCATTGTCAATAGCACCCTCAGGTGTCGTTGCATAGGTCAGGAGTGTATGTTCTTCACCATCAATCTGTACGTAAAGAATATATTTTTTATCCTTCATATTTCTCCATCAGTTGTTTGTACGTAGTAATGTCAGGATACTTCTTCAACATCTTACTCACCCATTTGTCAGACATGAAAGACAAATACATCTTTCCATCACCAAAAGCATGAGACTGTTCAGGTAATAAATCCTCAACATTATCTACGGTTATTGTTTTACTTTGTTCCTCAGGTAATAAACCCTGCAACCATTCAACTTGTAATGGTCTGATCTTTTTCCTAAGTAACTTACTTTTCTTTTCATTCATATATTATTTCCAAGCTGTGAACTCCATGTAAGGTTCTTCTCTGTGTCCTTCAGGTAAAAATGATACAGCTTTTTCTATATCTTCAACAGTAAATTGTGTAGCTGTAGTCTCGCCTTCTTCATCATGTCCAAGAAGTAAAGCTTTACCTGCAAAGTTATGATTAAACAAACTAAAGTATCTATTAGAATTTTTGAGTAATCCCTCATCATCTACATACATATCATCTGTATCTGACAACCTTACAACATCAAACGTAGTGCAGTCAGTTAAGTAATATATCTCATGGTAATCACCACTATATACAACTTCTTTAACTGTCTCGTCAAATGGATTAATTAAAATACCTCTCATATCTATCTCCGGTTTTTATATATGCCTGTTAGTTTCTTTTTAGGAGGATGTTCGGCATACATAATATCCTCCCAAATTTCCTTACAAAGTTTACTCGCTTTCTTTTTGTCTGTCAAGTCAATTAGTAATTGAATATCCTCAACCTTAGGTTTCCAAGTCTTCCAATGTATTTTACTTGTATCTTTAAAACTATATGGTATATCAGTACCATTATCATTGTAATACATTTTATAATTTGTTTTCATTAGCCATGTGCTCCAAGTCTTGTGATGATACTGCATCTCTACAATGATTAGATAGAAACTGTATGACTAAAAATCTTACATAGACTTCATCATGATAAGGTAACTCCTTATCCCAATGTTCCCATACATAATCAACACAGTCAGCTTCTAAGTCAGGTCTAGTTGGTAGTTGCCATGTCTCACCAACTGTATCACTTATAAACTCTTGTAATCTTTCTTTTACTTCACAACTCATTTCTGTAACTCCTGAATTATTTCTTTAAGTTCTTCAATCTCATCACGTAATGTATCTATATCGTTTTCAAAATTATCCGATAGTCTCTCATATTCATCGTTGATATGGTCCATTACGTATCTGTGATTGTCTTCTGTATTTTGTTTGTTCTCATATATATCGTTGTGAACTTCGGCTAATGTATCCGAATATTCAACAACGTCTTCGATATATCTTTTCAAACCATCCAATACTACGTGTTCTACTGCTAGTTTTTCCATGCTTAATCCTCCAATTCATATCCACATTCAATTAAATATTCTTGAAATTCTTCATCAGACATATCTCTAACACTATCTAGCATAGCATCATAAGCTAGTCTTGCTAAGTCTTTCCAATCCATATCGTCAACAGTATTTTCTGCCCATTCTTCTCTACTTATCATATAGCCCTCGCTTCTATTAAATTATCAACAACAAACCCTGAATAATCTTTCTTAGCAGGTCCTTTCGCAGTCAGTCCGACTA